TTACTTCAAGGCCAATGATTGCATTGATAGTGGGCTTGGTGACGTTATCAATGATAGGGGCCATGCCAATACGCTCTAGCGCTGCCAGTGTTTCCGTATCGTACTGCTTGCCATCGTAGTAATCGCTGCACTTTGCAGCCTCGGCGCGCCACTTCGGCTGGTTGCGAATGTCCTCAAGGAATGTCATGTACTCACTCAGTGACAATTCGAGCGATGATGTTTTACTGTTTTCGCTGTCACTCATGATTTAATAACCCGCTCTCCAATTGAATGTGGTTTCTGGTTCCTGTTGTTCCTGCTTAGGTGCAATCCCAACAGCAAAAGTAAGCGCGACTGCATCAGCACTATCAGGTGATGGCAGGCCGCGCTTCTTAATCTTCTCTTTTGACTCAATCACCAGGCGGCGGCTTGAGTCGTATGTGTAACTGGCGACAGTCATGTCAGCCTTTAAAACCTCGTCGTTTGGCAATGAACAAGGGCTATCTTCCAGCCACTTCTTCAACTCGCCGTACATTTCGTCCTTACGACGCATGTAAATGTCATCCATGTGCGCCTTTTCACCGAAGTGAACGCGGTTTACCGGATAACCAAGCTCTTTCAAGCGGTCAGCAACACCTGAACCGATGCCAGTGCAGTCAACATTGATCGCATCAGGCTTATGTTCATCAGCAATACGGGCTGCAATCCCCACGACTTCCATGGTGCCCTTCTTGGCAAAGCGTCGAATCCATGGAACAACACGGCCGGTACGCAAGGCGATTGCTGTTTTGTCGTCGCCATACTCTGCCGGGTCTACGCCCATGATCTTCGGCATGTTCGGACTAACCGCGATTTGCTGAGGCTTCATGGCATCCTCAACAAGCTCAAGCGGAATGTAGCTATTGGCGCCAGCCTTGCGGAACGCCATAGCAACAGTTGCCGGGTATTCCTGATCGAACCAGGAACTATCACCACCAAAGTCAGAGAGCGTTTTAGCCCGGCGCCAAGCGATTTGCTCAACGTCCAGGCCGTAACGCTCCATGTAAACAGCTTCTTCTGGGTCAATAACGAAGTTGTCCGGCACCATGCGGCGGTAAGTTGGCTCCCAATACCACGGGATAAAGATCAGGATGTAATCGCCAATGCCGCGCATAGCGTCCTGAACCATGTGATAGAACTTGTTGATGCCGTTTGCCGTGCTCTCAAGCACAATCTCTGTGCCATCAATGTCACCAATCGCTTGACCAATACCAGCCAGGTGTCCTTCTGCGTTATCCCAGAAAGCGACCTCTGAACCGTGGAAAAGCTGAGCGGTTAAGCCCCGGCCAACTGCCTTACTACCAGCTGTACCAACACCGTACTTACTATTGAGCAATGGAAATACAAGCTCATTGGCGTTTGCCTTGCCCGTTACCTGGCGTAAAACTTGTGGTGAATACTCGTGGTAACGCTTCACCATGTCGAAAATGCCCTGCGTTGACTTGTCCATGTGGGTCAATATGTAGCTCGACTTACCAATGGTGCTGGTCTTGTGATAAAACCGGCCTTCAACGTAGGTAGACAGGCCTTGCTGCCTGCCCTTCAAGATCAATGCACGAATGCGGCCAAGGCTGTTTAACTGTGCCTCAAGCTGCTCATGCGCATAAAGCTGGGCCTGGTTTAATTCAAAGGGAATAATCTGGTTTGATTTGTCCAGGATCTTCAACACGCGCGGCGCAAAGTACGTGAAGTCGTTTTTCAGCTTCCGTAATTTGTCCAGGCTGGCCGCATCCATCAATCAAGCCCGGCCAGGAAGCTTTCAATGGTTTCTTTTGGCTTGTCGCTGTCATCGTTGATGCCAAAGACAACGCGCTCAAGCTTGACCAGCTTGTCCAACGTATTAGCCAGCTTGTCGATCACGCCAGCCTTTGAAGGCAGTTCCATGATCTTGGTGTAAAAGTCCAGTAGCTTCTGGTTAACCTCTTCATCGGACTCACCTGAGTCTTTGTTGCTGGAAAAGGTTGCGCGCAATTCAGCAAAGTATTCAAGCTGATCAGGGTTTAGAATCGCTTGCTGCAACTCTTCAAACAACAATTGAGTAATTTCGCGAGCCTTGCCAATATCCTTGCGGTGACTGCGAATAACTGTTGCCTGAATGTTGGCGTTCTCTTCAATAATCGCTGCGTCGTCCGAGACTTCCTCGGACTGGTTGTTTGTCTCGGACTTTTCTCGGACCTGTTGCTCTCGGACTTTCTGCTGAGCCATGGCCCTGATTGAAGCGGCAAGGTCTTTAACCCATGAAAACTCTTTGGCCTTATTGCGTATTGCCTTCTCGCTGCAGCCTTGCTCTTTGGCAATCTGAACATTGGATTTAATGCCAGCACGGTAATCGCGCTCAACGGCTTGCCAGTCAATCTCGCGTTTAGCCATTCACCGCACTCGCTGCAATTAACAAGGCACCACTGATCAATATGCGAACAATCAGCCAAGCTTTAATCTTCATGCACGTATGCTTGCTAACCAAGTCAGCATTCACAGCACAGTAATAGCCATTTATTGAAGCAACACAAACCAATGCGCCAGAGAGAATCATTTGATTCCCCCTTCAACCTCTACTCCTGCACGCTTGAGAAGATTAGGAAGCACTGACTGGCAAAACAAACCAATCAGGATTGCCAGAAAAGCGATTGTGGCTACCTTCGCGTCTGGCTCTGTGGACCAATACTTAATGCCTGAGTTAAGCTCTCCTGCCACTCTCAATGCCGGTAGTGCGCATAACTGTGAAAGACTGCCCCCCAGGAAAACAGAACCAGTGACGCTTTTCAAAGCCTTTGATTTTCCCATAGGCGCCATGTAGATAAGTGCAACGCACCCGGCAACCAAGGCAATGCCAAAGGGCCACACCTGAAATAAAACAGCTAAAGATGGCGCTGCGACCAATACAGTAGCGGTTGCGGCTGTATGTGTTAACGGCTCGGCCATCCTGCTATCTCCCAAAGTAATAGACGTAAAAAAACCAGCAGGCAACCATTAAGGATTACTTAACAGTTGCCGTGCTGGCGTTGTGTTGTTACCGCTCGGTAATAAAATGCCACTCAAAAGACATTTAAGGGCCTGATATTACCGATCGGTAACTTTTAATTGATGTGGCGGGTCTTCAAGTCAAGCTCAGCACCGCCCAGATAGTCTGCCTCCGGCCTATGCTTGCGTTCGGCCAGTCTTCTCGCTTCAAGTATTCTGGAATTAAAAAAGCCCTCGGTGTTAAGTCGTGGGCTTTTTTGTGTTTCCTATGGGCGCAACTTGCCCACGCACGAATCTTATCTATAAAAAATCAGCTTGTGGGTAAAACTTGGGAATAGGCTTTTAATGTCATAATGGCCGGGCAATATGGTCATGCAATTACTTTAATAAATTTGGAGACATTGAGATGGTTGACTTATCTACGGTAAAACAAATTCTTGAATCTGATCAAGAGAGAGTTGTTAATTTGTATCTCAAATCAGGTTGGAAAATTATTCAGATTCTTCAATCCGGGCCTCACGCTTTATACGTTTTAGGCTGGACAAGCGATTTGGAGGTTGTACATCCAGATATTAATCCGTAAAACTTTCAGCTTGCTTGCTATGTGGAACACTCGCATGGCAGCAAGCTAGGCTGTACAGAAATATTTATAACCTTTCCAGCCCTTGCCCAGAATTGCTGATGCGGAATGTGTTCCGTTGCTGGCACGCCTGAACACTTCATAGCCTGAAACTTAGCCTCCATATCTTCTAAGTAAACCGGTCCATTTTCGTCATGATGAATGGCATAACCAATGATGTCCTCAGCCTCTTTTGCCATAACCCAAATGTCTTGGCGTGTACAATAAATAACGTACCAGTGTTGCCACCCTGCTTTTAAGCATCCTGCGCAGTTTGCATGCTTGAATTGGCTGTAACCCAATGGTTTGACAATTCCCACCTCGATAGACTGGTGAATGGTTCTATCTTCCCATAGGGCCAATGGATAATCAGTTTTATATCCAAGCGTAGCCATAATCCCTGATCGACGTTGTACGCGGTGCATTTCGTTTTTATCGAAGCCGTAATACAGGATACAATCTTTATCTGGATGATTCTCAGAAAGCCAGCGCATGAACGGCTCTGTTTTTAAACGTGAAGTGCATATCTCTTGCCCATTGTTCACTTTGAATGCCTTTGCATGAATACTTACCGTAAATTGATTCGCCAGTGGGTCTTCATGGTTTGCATATGTGATTGGCAATCCAAGATAATCTGAAATTTCCTTTTTGAACCGCTTAATGTCCTGGGCTTCAACCAGTGCAGGAATGTCGTGATTAAGAAGCGTTACGTTCTCTGCTCCGAAGCGGCGGCAAACTTCGACTGCTACCAACCCCGAAGAATGGCCGCCAGAATGAAGAACAACGTGCCTCATGCTTTCTCAACCACAAAGCCGCGCTTTTCCATTGCTGGCTTCAACTTAAACAATGCCCGTGTGTAATCATCGTCAACGCTTACACCACGATTTGAAACCAACACATGCGGCACATCTTCCAGGTGGTTGATCTCAACCGCATAAACTTCGCTCGGTGTCAAAATGCCTTTATCCCGGTCTACGCCGTAGATTAAGGCATCAAGGCTCGATTTAATCTTATCGTTGATTTCATCTTCCCATTCCTCAATTGGGGTGCTCCATGAACCGCTGCTTTCGGTATTAAACCCGACAGCCTCCTCCTTAAAATCCAACCTGGCCGCGCCATCAGCTGCAATCGAGTTCGTACGCTCTGCCCAAACACAAAGCATTTCAATAATAGTCATGTTTACTCCCACACCCCAGATACTTCTAAGTCCTGCGCAACAACCAATTCGTCCACATCACGCGTATAAACGCCAATTAGCGTGTATGTGTACTTATCACCCTTGCCCTTTAAAATTGCCGGGACCAGCTTATGTTCTGAATTGGCACACCTCACAACGCCAAGACAGATATAAACGACGGTCTTTTCATGGCGTCGGATAAAGTTAATCACCCGATTGAATGCCATTTAAGCCGCCTGCTTTAAATCTTCGTAAGTGCCCTTGAAGTAGTTACCTAGCTTCAGTTGCCGTTCACGCTCTGCGACCACTCTCACAAACTCATGGCCAGTAACGTTGCTCATTACAGCCTCATAAATATCCACAACGCTGTTCAAGGCGTTCAAGCCTGGGCCGTCTAAAATGATGCGCTTGGTTTTGGCATGGCGGTCACGGCTTCTGATCAGACCGTTACGAGCATCATTGACCTGGTTAACGTATTCAGAATAATCAGCGCCCTTGAATAAGCCGTTAATCAGGATGTTGGTAACATCAATCATCATTGCCAGCTTGTCGAAGTGATCAACCGTGCCAACACCCTTGGAAATAGCGAAAAGGGCGACGTGTACACCGTCCAGCATTTCTTGCTTGGCCGCTGCGCTGATTGGCTGGGCCAACATGATCGCTTCATAGGTGGCGTTAGGGTCCAGGCGCTTTGGCTTGTATTTTTTGTTGCGTGGCTTTTTCTTCATCTAAAGTCCTTTATCCAAGTATTGAACGATGGCGTTCTTTGCATCTTCCCAATTCCAGCAGGTCACTACTTTGGCGCCCTGCTCTTCTACAAACTGCTTAAATTCTTTCTGTTTATCCGTCATGGTGTTTTTGCCGTACTTCATTTCAATCCACAACGAAGTAAACAAACCGCGGCGCACCGGTAGGTTCAAGTCCAGCACTCCCGGTTTAACCCCGCTTGCTTTCAGCTTGCCAGCCACCGCCTTTGATCGCTTGCCGCCATTCGGTACTGCAAACAACCATTTCAACTCTGGGTATCGCTTTTCGCTCAGCCTGGCCCAATCCATCAGGGCGCATTGCTCCTGGTGTTCATACTCGATCACGCGGCCTTCTCCCACACATAGCCAACCAGTGAAAGCCAGCCGTTTTTTTCATAAATGCTGAACGTACGCTCGCGGCCTTCGTTAAATGCTTGTACTGCTACGGCCCTTGGCAATGGCTTACCGCGCTGACCGTCGTATAACCGGTGGCAATTTGAGCAACCGGCCACATGCTGATCATCTGCCGCCTTGATGCCGCCGCCTTTTCCGTGTGCGCTCTGGTTGCTATGGCAAGGCTCACAGCCGTCGACTTCATACCCTTTGCAGCCAGGTAGCTTGAACTGGCAGACGTGTATGCGGTGCGCGAGGTCCAGTAATTTGCGATTGCGGTAAATCATGCTGCCTCGAACATATCCTGGGTGGTGTTGTGAAACTCGTTGTGTGCTTCCTCAACCCGTTTTGTTGAAATAGGGAAATAAAGCGGCTCACCGTCACCACCGATAAATCTAAATCCTTCCAATACTGCGCCTACGCCAGTGCTTCCACTTCCCATGAAGTGATCAAGAACTACGCCGCCAGGTGGTGTTACCAGCCTGCATAAATAGCGCATCAGAGAAATTGGCTTTACCGTTGGGTGAAAATTTCCGTTTCTTTGCTGCCAGTCAGCGTTTTCACGCTCTCGCATAGTGGCGTGTTGCTGTGTGAGCGCTTCGCCAATTGATTCATTAATGAGGCCATAATTGCGGTCTTGCCTACTTGCCTTGGCGCAATAGAAAAACCTTGCCGCGCTGCCATCATCGTCGTAGTAATTGCCCGGTAATCTTCGATTGATTTGCCCATAGATTGCTTTCGTTACAGAACTTGGTTCGTCACCCTTGACCGGGGCAAACGCACCGGCCTCTTTTGGGAAAAGCGCGACAATCTCTTCGCTGCCGTCGTGAATAATATTTGCTGGCCATCTGCCACATTCAGAGCCTGCAGTATTGCCGTCACGGCTGTAATCAATTTCACCAGTGCCAAAGCCTTGACCATTCAAGCCCTTGCTTGTCATCTTGTACGATGGCGCGCGTGTATCTTCTGTACCGACTCTGCAACCATCGATATTCAATGCGCCGGTGCCATACGCATTAAGGTTTTCTTCTACGGTTCCACACAATGGCTTACGCGCAACACAAATCGGCTCATGTGCTGGCTTTAATGCTGTGCCCCACTTGCCGCTTGGTGTTTCGATGTTCTTTGACTTAGGAAATCCACTACCGTACATCCAGCCAATCTGATCACGGATTTCAAACCCAGCGTCCTCAATGGCGCAAGTCATGCGGTGATATGTCCGGGTACTGCTGAACGCGAGCATGTGGCCGCCTGGCTTCAATACGCGCAAGCACTCACGCCACATATCGACGTTGTAAGCGATTCCTCGCTTATCCCAGGACTTGCCCATGAATCAAAGCTCGTATGGTGGATCTGTAACGATTGAATCAATACTGCAATCAGGCAGGACCGCTAGTAGCTCCCGGCACTCGGCCAGGTGAAGGCTTGAAGTGAAAACATCTTGTTGAATCATAAAAAACCCATCACTTCATTTATCACTTCATCAAGCTCTGCCCGGTTCTGGTAAGTGGTCAGAATCTTGCCCAAAATCACATCCACCACGGCGCTATACAGCTTTTCAAACTCCAAATCGTCCATCCTAGCGAAGCTGATCGACATGGCTTCCAGCTTCATATTGCCGTCCAGATCAAACGTCTGGGTGTAATACCCGGCTGCAATAGTCACGTCGCTCCTAAAGCGCTCGAAATTCTTTTGTACGGGCATGCCCTTGTACTGCTGGCGCACTCGGTCAGGCTCCCAGGCTTCAAAAGCGAAGTTCAACAAGGCAAAGAATTTCCGGTGAAACTTACCGTTACGGATCTTCTTAAACGTGAACTTGATAACCTCGCCTGCAGCCAGGCCTTTGACGACAGACCAAAACTTTTTCCACTCGGCTTTATCCTCTTCGCCAAGACCATTAATGTAAGCGCCGAATAGAAGCTCGTACAAAGACGTACGCTCTTCATGCGAAAGAACTCTGTCAGTGGTTTTAACGAGGGTAATATCGCCCATGTCTAAGCCTCGTAATGCAATCCGTCATTGCCGTTTCGTGCAACAATCTCGACGCGCTGATCATTCCAGCCATCGGACTCCATAAACTCTGCTGGGTCCTCGTCAATGTGATGCTCACTCGGCACGATTTCATAGTGCTGGCAACGATCACCGGCCCGGTAATGCTCTTCAAATAACTGACCTGGTGCGTCTGGTCGCAGAAAGCGGCCACAACGGTTACGGTCAGAACAAATCTGGCTGCCGTCCGGCGCCTGCCCCTTGCACTTCACTGACAATCTGTTTTCCTTCAACACTTCCTAATTCCTTTACTTTTTCCGCTAGTTTTCTTGGTTCATGGCCGTGCTTTACTGCAATCGCCTTCACGTATTCCCACTTATCCATCACCGGTGGATAAAACACCATCCGGCAATGTCTGGCAGCACAGGTCAAACAGGTCATGTTGTAAACGTGTGTGCCGCAATCTATGCATGTCACACTTTCCCCTGACAAATTTCCCAAACCATGAATAACACCACGCCAATTGCCATGCATCTGAGAGCGAACAACACATCAGCCGGTGCGATACGTCCAGTAACGCGAACTGGTTTAATCTTGGTCATGCCGCTTTGTCCTTCCAGTCGATTTCAGCCTTTCGCACCATGTCCTCAGTGATTCCGTCCAATTGGAAAACCCTGGCCTTGATGTGCGGGAATGGAATATCGGATTTGAAAACGCCAAGTTCTTTGGCGCGCTGCTCGATGGCATTACCGGACAAGAACCATGGGCGCTGCGCTTTCTGCACAGGCGGCACTATTTCAGCCAGTGCTGCATCACGTCTTCGGCCGGAAATGGTGTTGATCAGGTAATCAAAATTGAACTTGGTAGGCGACTTGCGTTTGATCTCATTCGCTGTGTCCACGAACTCTTCAACCGTTGCGCCGGTTTCCACAAGCTTGAGGAACGTCGGGTTGGATGCATTGAACGGAGGCAAGCCAAGTCCGATTAATGATTTGCAAATTTCACCTTTGAGCGTGGGGGGACTGTCTCCGGTACTAGGTAAGTTATTTTCCTCACTACTATTACTTAGCTTAGTAGTATCTGTTCTGTTCTGTTCTGTTGGATGCTGATTCCCTTGAGACATATCAGGGACAAAGCTGTCTTGTCCTTGAGGACAATCTTTATTTGTCCTTAGAGACATCCAGTATTCAAACTCAGGTTCAGATAGTCTTTCTAACGGGTGTCTCTGGTTATGCTTTTTGATTCTGGCAATCTCTGTACGCCATTCTTGCTTGTATTTGGATTCAAGCGCAGACAAAGCTTTCTCAGCGATAACAGGGTGATAGAAGCGGCCATCGTCACATAGAACCCAGCCACGTAATGCGCCGTTCTTAACCTTCAACCACTCTTTGACTACACGGCCAAAGCCAGACAGGTTAGCCAGCACTCTGTCATCATTCGGGAGTGAAGCTGCGGGGATTTGATGCCATGATGCGCACCATAGCAACACGGCTGCCCAGCATGCTTCAGGCGACTCTAAGGCGGCCAGGTCACTATCGCGCAACCTGACTACATCGAGAGGCATGTGAGGGAAATTGCGCAAGTCGCAATCAGTCGGGGTTAAAGGCTTCACACAGCCACCTTTGGAAACTCGGTGTGAGTTACGCCATCCAGGAGGCGGCCAGCAGCCTTCTTGCCGACCTTGTGCATGATTGTTACAGGGAATTTACCTTCATCACGGGCGCGGGCCATATCGCCGCCGTTGCGTAGCTCTGTGCCATCGGTATCTAGGCAAATTCCACCATGAACCCATGAGCTCGCCTTATTAACCCATGTTTGATGATCTGGGAACTGCCTGAATACTGGTTGACCAGTTGATGTGCTGAATGCTGCTGTGGCCCATTCACCCCACTGCTTAAACAAGAATGGCACACCAAGGAACAAACACTGATCGCGTAAGCTGGTTACCCATGCAGGGTGCATTGGTCTGGCGCCAAGGCCAGACTCCCCGCCAACAATCACCCAATCAATACCAAATTCGCCAGTTATGCCGGTGTAATCACACTCTTTGCAGCACTCATGCGCGCCTGTTGTCGGGTCCATGATGGTGTTAGCCGAATTTGGGCAAGGAACCAAGCCAGCTGATAATTCAACCTTTCCTAACAATGGCTCAATGCTCAGAAACCGTACGGTTGCATTGATGGCAATCAACTTAGGAATGTCTCTGTCAGCCTCTGCCTGATTGCAGATTGTCGCACCCAGCCAAACATTCTTTGGAAGGCTTGCCACCATGCGGTAAACATTGCCGATTCGCTTGGTAAGCAACAGCCAATCAAGATTAGGCGTGGCTTCAATAAGCTTGAATAAATCCACTCTCCATTGTGGATCTACCTCGTTATCAAACACGTCGGCCAGGCTGGCACAAAACACACGTCTGCGCGCTCTGGTAATGTTCATTGAATTGCAATCTGGACATGAGTGCAGGCCGTCAGTAAGAGAGCCGCCTTGTGTATCTGGTTGGTCACCGCGCCAGCCGCATGTGATGCACTTGTAAAACGGCGCGGCATTCCATTGAACAGGTAGCTTCCAGTTTTTAGCAGTGGTCCGCTTACGTGGCTGACCTTTGCCCCATTGGACAGTGTGCATACGATTGTCCATGAGGTTTTCGGCGTAGCAGTGATCACAAGCCGGTGAAACCTTCGTACAACCCATCCAAGGATTGAAAGTTGAATCAGTCCATTCAATGTTTGAGCGATCAGCCATTACGAGCCTACCTTTGTTTTAATCCACAACGACGCATTTGCCATGTGTGCTTTTGGGTTATGAACCTGGGCGTAGCCAGCGTGAACAATGGCGCCCTCTCGTTTGGCGCGCAAAATAATAGCGCCATAGGCGCGGTTGGATGGTGGGGCCGGTAATAGGCCTTCTGTTTCCGCGTAAAGTCTGAATGTTTCGCAGAGAAACGCGGCCTTGTGCCAGGATATGAACTGCATCAAAAGCTCATAGGCTTTATCTGCCCAGCCATCGTGCTTCATGTTTGCGTGATCAATTGCGACAGTAATGCCGCCTTGTTTTAGCTCTGCGCCGGTGAATGGGTGAATCATGGTGCAACCTCTCCCGTTTCATTCCCTATTCCCGCAATGATTTGTAGGCGCTGATGTTCCATACTGACCATGTTTTCAACACCATGCGCCCGAACCATGAGCAAATACCGCACAAACTCAGAAGTATTCAGCCCCGCCTTGCGAGCCTCCCGGTCAAGAATCTCTTTGGTTTCTTCGGGTAGGCGAATCTTAGGAATTTCAGCGGTCATGGCGCCAAGGGTCGAGCTTAGCCCTGAACGCGAAAACGCCGGATTGTCTTTCTCTCCCATGGCAGTACTTCCTTTACGACTAAAAGTGTTAAATGGCTAAGCGGCTTTTTTTTCGTCGGCAAGCTCGGGCCAATACTTCTCCCAATCATCTGGGTGAAGCATTTTTCGTGTTATGGGTGTTGGTAGGTCTTTGGTTTCTTCTTCAATGGCAACACAGATTTTTGCGCCAAGAAGCTGACCTACAGAAATACACTTACGCAGATAGCCTGGCGTTGTTCCGTCGCATTTGGCGGCAAACGCTGCTTGCTCTGCTGGTTTCATTGAATTGAGTAATTTGAGTAATTCGTCCATAGGTCGAACATTACTAAATGGTAATGTAAAAGTCAATACCATTTGGTGTTTTACTTTTTGGTAATAATTAATTAAATTCCGCTAGATATGCCTATTGATTCCCCTATCGTCACCAACAGAAGAAAAAACCTCGCCAAGTGGATACACCTCATGTATGAGGACTCACAGGCGCGATTCATTGATGACACCGGCATCAATCAAGGCGAACTATCAGGTCTGCTAAAGTCAAAGTCTTTTGGCGAGAAAAAAGCCAGGAACTTGGAAAAACAAGCGCGCATGCCAGATCTGTACTTAGACCAACCGGATGAAGAGGATTCGGAAACTACTAGCCTTGTGATTAGTAGCATCGAAAAAAGAAAAAAAGGGCTACTAACGATAGCCCAGTATGATGATGTGGGAGGCGCGATGGGCGTGGGTGTTGTATTGCAGGACCAGCCCGGTCAAATTACTTCTTGGGAAGTAACTGCAGAATGGGTGTCAAAAAACGTACCGGCTAACACAGGTGCTAAAAACTTAAAGATAATTACAGGGTTCGGGGATAGCATGAAGGGAATGTATAACCCCGGCGATCCGCTTGTAATAGATGTCGGTGTCAAGCTCTGCGATCATGACGGGGTGTACTTTTTCAGGGTGGGGAACGAGGGGTTTGTAAAAACGCTTCAACGAATCCCAGGCGAAGGCATCAGAGTAATTTCAGAAAATAAAAAATACGAGACTTGGACGATTAGAGAAGGCATGGATTTTGAAATCATGGGAAAAGTTCTAATTGTCTGGAAGAGCGACAAGTTAGGCTGATGCAAGCTTTATCGCTATGTCACTAAACAATCGAAGATCAAACAGCGGGTTAAGGGCGGTCTATCCCCTATTAGGCTTGCTGTTCTGGTACGCGATGTTTCAGGTGATGATTGCGCTCTACCCTCTTACGCTTATTTTTCTCACCGTGGGCATATATGCTTTCTTGCCTGAGAAAATAAAGCGCGTTGGCGGCGTCATCCTGGCAGCTGGTTTTTTCATCTTGTACTTTTTGCTTGTGTATATCACTTGCCACTATGTTGGCCAGCCTGTTTTTTACCAGGAATTAAGATAATGAAACTAATAACACTAATAATGCTGTCAGCATTGAGCTGCAGTTCGATGGCAAACGAAGCCGACGACTTTAAAAACTGGTATCAGTTAAACAATCAACTTGTAAAAACAGGTAGCCTAAAGCGTTCTGATTTTTACAAGGAAATGTATTACCGAGTTAGCCAGTTCAAAGCGGTTGAAGATAAATCCAATATGCTACTGGCAACAAATAGGATGATTAAAAATTCAGAGGATCTTGAGGCAGGCAATATCACCCTGGAAGAGTTCAATACAAAAAAACGTGATGCTGCCGCAATTTGGAGTAAGCCTGGTGCGCAAAGCTCACAAGACAGAGCGCCTTTGCCAATAAATTTATTCGGCGATCAAATCAACTGCACATCTACCACAATGGGTAGTACCACTAATTCCAAATGTTGGTAATCTGACCATTCAATAAGAAGTAATATCAAATTTCCATAACTACGAGTGAGAGAGAAAATGAAATCGGTATTTAAACAGGCATTAGCGGGCCTCCTATTCGCGCTGACAACCAGCGCCATGGCGGCCACAGTAGATGTATCTCCATCCGATATTGGTTGGTATACACAACCAGGCTTCCATTCGGCCGCGATCAAGAATTACTTTGCAAGCGAAAACAACGGGCAGCGCAACTACTTTGTGTTTGATGTTTCCGCAATTGATACCAGCCGCGTTGATAGCGCGACATTCATCATCAATACATACAATATCAGCGATGCAGGTACATTCACATTATTTAATGTGACAACACCGGCCAGCACGTTAAGTGCAAGCAGCAGTGTGGGGGCACCAGGCCAAGCGATCAATCAGGATCTGGGTGACGGTGATGTTTATGGCTCAATTCTGTTAAATGCGAGCGATTCAAATTCTTTGGTGTCTATCACACTCAATTCCAGCTTTATCACCGCGCTGAAATCCAGCTCGGGAACAATTAGTTTAGGCGGCACCTTTGCAGGAACAACAAACACCAGTGCATTTGCATTCGGCGGGTCCGCTATAAATTCTGGAACCCTACTCAGTCTCAATGTCACGCCAGTCCCAGAAGCTGACAAAGCCTACATGATGCTTGGCGGCCTATTGCTGGCCGGGTTGGCAAGCAGACGACGCACATAATTAACCCATAAGTTAAGTCACACACAAAAAACCCGCCTAGTGCGGGTTTTTTCGTTCATATCTGTTCATTCAAATATATTACCATTTGGTATTGACACATACATTACCATTTAGTAATATTCACTCACTGCAAAACAAAACGGTTCTGAGGGCAGTAAGCGCCAGACGCACCGAGAAGATGACAGTTACCCAATATGTGCCGCGGGCTAAGTAGCGTGTAGTCAGTATCGAAAGCCGTTTTTGCATAAAGATCAATTGGCCTCCTCCCTGGCCGCTCGCTCGCCGGGGCGAAATGTAAGTAGCCCCGGCATTTTTTTGGAGTTGTATATGTTTGCTAACACACAGAAAGACATTCGGACCCTTGCAATGGGTCGCAATGGCAATGTGGTGATTGTTGACTGGCCTACAGCCCAGCGATTGCATGCAGAAGGTCGGCGTCTTGTTCACAAGCCTAACAGCTTGAAAAGCTTTAAGCGTGATGAAAACGACGATCTACCTCCAGAGGCTGCTTAACCATGAAGATTATTGGAATGCAAGGTGAGCAATACATAGCTGTTATTTCACACACCGAAATGGAAAAGCTTACTGATAACTACTATGGAAAGTTACCAAAGCTCAAGGTTGGCGACGACTTCGATCTTGGTGCTGGGTATGACTTCAGAAGTGACATTAGAAATGCTTGTTCAAGTGCTGTTGACGCAATGAAGCGCTATGAGTCTGCTCAAGGCTCACTCTTTAAATTTGCAATGATGGTGACGGCATTGCCTGAGCCAGAAAAAAATCAGGAGGTAGCTTAACTATGACTGTAGCCGAACTGCAAGCAAAAGACGCCATGCACACCCTGGCAAACATCCGCGCAATTGTTGGTTATGCGCATGAAGGTGAAATGCTGGAAGAGGCTGTACAGCGAGTGATTAAAGAGCGCGATACAGCCAAGGCAGAACTTGAACACGCAATCACCTACGTGCGGGGTTGATCATGGCTTGCGTTCTGTTAATGACCTTGCAAGAGAGATTGGAACAGCTGGATAAGGAAATCGTCGGTGTGAAGCATCAATACGACATTAACCAGTTTGAATTGAATGTACTGCAATCACTGCATAAGTTGGATTTTGGCAGCGTAAAGCAGTTGAAGATTTTAAGCCAAGTCGAAACGAAGGTATTTGGCAAGAGTATGGACATGGAACCGACTAAACAGAAGTTTCCATGGCAAAAAAACGATCAATCAGCCGGTTACAAATACAAAGATGCGTAACTGGATTAACAAGCTGGCCGACAAATACCGCAATGCGGCGACGCTAGGCATGTTGCTGGGCCTTCTGGCTGACTTTTTAAGGAATTTGATATGAGCGGTAAGCCTCAACCAGATTATTTGCCAGCGGTGTTCTTTTACTTAGCTGTAGCTGGAGTGTTGATCTTGTGCGCGCCAGACGTTTTCAACTTCTTTTCTACAGCCGCACATATCCCGGCTGTGACCTGGACTCACTGATATGGCTATCCAGACATACGGGGAAGTACTCGCAAGGATGAATGCGCGCAATAAACCGGCGCTAGACCTGAAAGCTCTGCGGGCATTTATGAAAGCCAACTATCAGGACATGACGCTAACCAAGATTGCTGAGCAATTTGGCATTACGGCAAGCGAGGTAAAGCGCTACGCAAAGCAGTTCAGGATTTTGCGGTACGAAAAGGACATACGAAAACTGCCGCCACCGTTGCAAAGCGGTGAAAGGCTTTTAAACACTGGCGTAGTGGCCAAGAAGAAAAACCGACTGATTCACAAAATGTATTGAAGAAAAGAGGAATTTATGAACACAGCAGTAATGGAACAGCAACAAGATCAGCAATTGGCCAACTACCAAGACAACATGCTCATGGATGTTGCAGGCATGCAGCACATGATGGCTGTAGCCACCTTCATGTCTAATGGCACCGCGACCTTGCCAGAAACTTATCGCAAGAACCCTGCTAACTGCCTAATGGTAGTTATGCAGGCTGCGCAATGGAAAATGAGCCCGTACGCCGTTGCCCAAAAAACACATTTCGTAAACGGAACCATTGGCTATGAGGCTCAGTTGGTATCAGCAGTAATTCAACAATCCGGCGCAGTTAAGGGAATGTTTGAGTTTGAATGGTTTGGCCCTTGGGAAAGGATCGTTGGAAAATTTATCGAGCGTGAGAGCAAAACTAAAAAAGACGACTACGGTAATTTTAAGAAATATAAAACACCTGGGTGGACGTTTGATGATGAAGAAGGCGTAGGCATCAAAGTCAGTGCGATTTTGGCGGGGGAAGATAAACCGCGCGAATTAACTCTACTGCTCAAGCAAGCAACTACCCGCAACTCAACCCTTTGGGCAGACGACCCAAAGCAGCAAATCGCCTATCTTGCGCAAAAGCGCTGGGCGCGACTCTACTGCCCTGGCGTGATTCTTGGCGTTTATACCCGTGATGAACTGGAAACGATTGATACACCGGAAAAAGACGTCACCGCACAGGGTAGTCATGAACCGGCAAAACAAACTCAAGCTGGACCAGCAAAAAGTAATGATTCAGCGCCATTTCTTTCGGATGAAGAGTTTATCGGGAACGAACCGGCATGGAAAAAACGCTGGCTGCGTGGATCTGCAAATGGCCTGACACTGGAAGCTTTCAAAACGTGGATTTCTGACAATACAGGAAAGCAACTTAGCGAAGCACAAATCGAGACCATCTTAAATGTGTGGAAGCCGGATGCACCAAAGCAGCCCAATACCATTGAAGGTCAGGCGACAGCAGAAACAATATCACCGCAGCATCAGGACTTCCTGAACGGTATGGCCCAACAAGAGGCAACCGGCCAGCAATGAACCAGAACTACCTAAGTGAAGAGCAGCGCACGGCCGAGTGGTACGCGGCCCGTAGCGGAAGGTTTACCGGATCTCGGTTTGATGTTCTGAACAAGCGTGAGGATGGAATCTTGTTTGAAGCTCAACCAAAGACCTATCAGACATTGATTTTTCAAACCGTGCTTGAGCGGATGACTGGTGATTACCGTGACACCAGTATGGATAGTGCCTCACTGGCATGGGGTAGAGAACAAGAACCACACGGCAAGCAGTATTACATGCTTGAAACAGATCAGGACGTGCAAGAGGTTGGATTCTTGCAGCACAAGGAATACAGCTTTATTGGGGTTTCCCCTGATGGGCGTATTGGCACCCAGGGTGGCATGGAACTCAAGTGCCCGAAAAACTCTGCCATCCACATGAACAGGTTTTTGGATGGCATTGACGAGGAAATTTACCCGCAAGTGCAAGGCTGCATATGGGTTTGTGAAGCTGAATGGTGGGATTTTGTTAGCTATGACCCACGTATGCCAGCACACATGAAGCTCTTTATGCAGCGCATTGAACGTGATGACCTGTTCATCATGAATTTGGAAGGTAAGTTGATGCGCGCTGAAAGTGATGTACGCGACCTGTTGAAGAAGTTTAGCAAAGACAACGTAGCAAATTTACTCAAACGATTTAAACAACCTATAGAGGCTTAATTATGACTGAAACCGTAGACGGCAAAGTAAGTTCCACCCAGCTTGTAACGCTCAATCCTGAGCAATATGTTACGGCGGCATTCGCGCCATTTAAAGAACGCCTGGCGGCCGCTGTAAAGGCTTCAAAAAAGGTTTCCTATGACGTAACCACCAAGGAAGGCATGGTCACTGCTAAAGAGCAGCGCAAGCTTTTCAAGGACATTCGTATCGGTGTAGATAATGCTCGTAAAGAGCAAAAAGCACCAATCATTGAAATTGGTCGATTGCTGGATAGCCGTAGTAAAGAGATTGTTGAAGAGGCTGCCGCCATTGAAGAACTGCACGATGCCAAGATCAAGGCAGAAGAGGCCCGCATCGAGGAAGAGAACGCCGCCAGAATCCGCGAAGAAGAGCTACGCAAGGCCGCTATCCGCAACGCTATCACTGAAATCATGGAAGCGCCATCCAAAGCAATCTCTATGAATGCAGCACAAACCTTGGAATTGCTGGACAAGGTTAAAGCTACTGAAATCAACCGCGAAACGTTTGGCGACCAGGACATTGAAGCCGAAAACGCCAAATATAAAGCAGTTGAAACGCTGACTCAGTTGCATACATCGAAGGTTGCCCAAGAAGCTGCTGAACTGGCAGAACAAGAGCGCAAAGCCCGCGAAGGTGCTGAACGTGCAGAGCAAGCCCGTATTGATGGCATTAAGGCACGTATAGCTGCCATTGAAAAAGCGGCATCCAATGCGGCCATGGCCGACACATCAGCCGAAATTCAGGCGCTGATCAATACCGTTGAAGCCACGGTCATTGATGCCAGCTTTGCCGAGTTCCAAAACGAGGCAGAAGGCGTCAAGGTTCGCGTACTCAAGGCCATGAAACGCACCCTGAACATGGTGAAAGGTGAAGAAGATGAGGCGGCCGCTGCCTTGGAAGCACAAACACCAGTTGTATCTGAACCTGTAGCAGAAACGGCGCCAGTTGAGAAGGAACCAGTTAAGGCCGAGCCGGTTGTCCAGCCAGCAGCAGCTAACAATGTTCAGCAATTTGGCGAGACTCGCAGAACCCCTACCCGTCAGGAAATTATCAATGTGATAGCTATGCACTTTGATATGGGGCCTGATCGCGCTGAAAAGCTGCTTACACAAACATTCCAGATTGCTAAGGCCGCTTAACCATGGAAGCCAGAGACATTTACATCAAGCGCACACCGGCAAGCGGCAAGCCACCGGTGATCACTGAACACCGGGTTTGGGATGCCGACCTGTTCGTTAAATCCCAGCAAGAACAGGCCCGCGCAGGGGCGAAGAAAGACCCAGCCCTAGCTGAAACTGTAGCAGTGGTCACTGAGCAAGATTACAAAACTCAGAAGAAGTAATGGCTGCCCTACTCACTTTTTTAAACAGTTTGACCATGCCAGGTGCAGTTGCATTAAGCGGTTTGTCGATTGCACTGGCAATTTTATTAACCTCGTAAGGAGATAGCAATGAACGGAGTACCAAGCCATAACGCACGACCCTTCTTTGACACGCTGCGTGATCTTCGTCGTGGCAGCTTGTTAGATGACTGCGCAGACGCGATGCAGGAAGTTGTAAAAGCAGTTGATGAAACAGGCAAGCCAGCAAAGCTGGTATTGGAAATTACAGTAAAGCCAGCTGCCCGTATCGGTGGCGCCGTAAATGTGTCCGACAAGATCACCACCAAGCTTCCAGCGCTGCCAAACGGCGAAACAATTATGTTTATGACGCCTGATAACAACATGGTTGCAAATGACCCGAAACAGCAACAGCTTGAGTTGAAGAGTGTCGCGACTGCCGGGGCAGGTGAACAACCATTGAAACAAGTTGGCGCCGCCAGTTAGTAAACAAAACATCGTTTGATAGTTAACTTAACAGGACCTAATCACATGGACCAAATTAATACAGAAGCACACGCAATCGCCGAGTTGTCTCAAAAGCCATTTATTTCAACAGAGCATTCTATTTCGCCGATGGCATTCCTGCCAGACGGTCATGGATCTTGGAAATCTCAATCACTTGAGGAATTTCAGGTAAAACCAAGCCGCAAAAAAGGTTCAGTGGCTTTGCATGATGTTGATAGTTTTATTGCTATTGCTAAACGTCACGGTACCAAGGAAGCATCAGTAATTTACATCGATGCTGACTACACAAGAAATAGAGTTTCTTCGACAGTTGTGTTTAATGACCATGGCGACGAAACAGGCTGGCGTGATCACCGTGCAGTATTCACACCGCGTCAAACAAAGCAGTGGGATGACTGGATTCAGAATAATGGCAAAAAGATGGGCCAGGAGGATTTTGGCAATTTCTTTGAGCAACATATTGCAGACTTTGCACCGGTTCCAGGCATGCCCAATGGCAGCGCCGTTTTGACTTTTGTCTTGCAGTTGCAGGAAACAAGAACTGTTCGCTATGGCAGCGCTACAAACCTTCAAAACGGCATGATGCAGTTGGAGTTCA